ATGGCCACGGCCTATGATCACGACGACGTCGAGCGGGAGCCGTTCGGCAAATGGCTGATGAAGCAACGCGAGCGCGGCGGGTTCGTCGGCCAGCTCGCGAACAGCGCCGCGCAGGATCGCACGTTCCCAAAGAGCGGCACCTATGAGGACGCCCGCAAGTGGATGCAGGCGCAGCGCGCCAGCGGCGACGACTGGGAGGCGCTGGAGGACGCGGAGAGCGCGTGGCTGGCGTCATGATCACAGGCACCGCCAAGCATCGCAACGGCCCGCCCGATCCGCGCGAGGCGCTGGCGGCGGTGATCGACGGCAGCCGGGACAGCTATGCGGCGCTGTCCCGCATGCTCGATCGGCCGCCCCACTACCTGCGGCGGTTCGTCGTCGAGGGCAGTCCCCGCGCGCTTCGGCCCGACGAGCATCGGCGCCTCGCGGACTATTTCGGCCTGACCGAACGCGCGCTCGGCATCCGCGATCTGTGGGCCGACCAGTCGTGAGGCTGCTCACCCGCGAGCAGCTGCGGACGCAGGTCTGGGTCGCGCTAACCGTGCTCAAGCCATACGAGAAGCGCGCGCTCGGCGTGGTCGTCGAGCAGACCCGGAAGGACGTGACCGAAGATCTGGTCCTCCGGATCATGGGCGAGCCGGAGAGCGAGACGGTAATCCTCCAGCCGGATCTCGTCGGCTTCCCCTATTCGCGCGTCGGCGTGTGGAACGTCGACGAGCCCCATCCGCACCCCGACATGGTGAGGCCCCGATGAGCCGCTGTCTCCTGTGCACCAGCAACGACGATGATGCCCTGATCGAGCACCTCGCCGAGAAGCTATGGGACAGCCGTATCGAGCGGATCGAGGGACCGATGCCTTGGAGCGAGGCCGGCGCGACGTGGCAGGCTGCGTTCCGCGAACTCGCCGTCGCCGCGCGCCAGGCGCTAACGCAGTAGCGCGACCGACAGGATCGCGATCCACAGCAGCAGCGCGATCGGCAGCCCGATCCGCACGGACCGCCGCCTGATCACCGCGAACACTCCGCCGGCGCCTGCCCGGTGGCGAGCACTGCCGAGGTGCAGCGCCGCTCAAGAGCGACGGCGACAGCGCGAGCGTTGCCCCGCTCGACTGCACCGATCGCCTCGGCGAATCGCTCGACAATCTCCGACAGGATGCTGCGGTCGATCGTCACCAGCTCGCCGGACGGCTTGGCGGTGAGCGGCGTCAGGCGTTCCGTGCGGGTCAGGTCAGCCGACAGGGCCGGCAGTGCCGCCCGCTCGGTTCGCGCGATCGATGTCGGCGTTGAGCGCGTCGCGCAGGCGGTCGACAGGAGCGGCAGGAGCAGGAGCGCCGGCAGCAGCAGGCGGGACGGTATCGATCGCATCGCGGAGATCCTTGATGGTGGCCTTCACGGCTCGGGTGGAAAGGTCGTCGGCACGGGCGACGCGCTGGCTGATCGAGTTCGAGACGACGGCCGCCGCCCGCTCGTCGGCGCGGGCCTCGGCGACGCTGTCGGCATGCTGCCGCTCGACCGCCTGCGTCACCTTGGCCTCGCCCGCACGGCGGCCGATCCGACCGATGACGAGGGCGAGCGCGCTGATGACGAGGAGGAAGATGAGCACGACGAGGAGGGAGCGCCGCCACGTCATGCCGCCAGCCCCTGCACGCAGATCGCTCGCTCGCGCTCGCGACGCTTGGCAAGGCCGGCCACGGTCCTGCCGCCAGCCTTGTTGAACAGGAGGAAGCGGTCGCATCCGGCCCGCCACTGCCCGGCGTTCCACACGCGGGCGATGCTCGACCGGCAGAAACCCGCCGTCCCGATGTTGTAGGAGAGCGAGACCGCGGCGATCACCTGGTTCGTGCGCCCCTTCAGCGCGGGCACGCATCGGACGATCGGCTCGGCATGCGCGATCAGCTCCTCTTCGAGCAGCTCGTTGCAGCGCTCGGGGGTGAACCGCATCCCCATCTTCACGCCCTTGGTGATGCCGTCGCAGGCGGTCGGCACCTTCACGATGTCGAGATAAGCGTCGAGGTACTGCTTGCCGGCGACGTGCTCGACGGTGATGCTCTGGTCGGCGTTGACGGTCGCCTTGACCTGCCGGCCGCTCTCCTCCTTCGGCACGACGACGAACAGCGTTGCTGCGGCGACGACCGAACCGATCACCCCCGCCAGCGTCTTCTTGCCGGGCTTCGAGGTCCGCGTCGCCGCAGGGCGGTCAGGCGCCACCACTGGCCGCCTCCTCGATTTTGGCGTTGGCCTTCGGCTGCAGGATGAACCGCGAGACCAGCGTGCCGACGAACAGCAGGAACGGAATAGCGTTGCCGACCTTCTCGGGGAGCAGCGCCTGCACGTCCGCCGGCAGCGTGTTCCACGCCTGCAACAGCGCATCGGGCGCGAGCGCGGCCCACCCCATGAGGATGGCGCCGATCGCGGACAAGCGAACGGACCAGAGGCGCCATGCCTGGCGCCAACCGTCGATCAGTTTCATCGATGTCTCCTTGGATGGCGGCAGCCGGCCGCCCGCGGATCAGTGTGTTCGACGTTTCCGGAACAGGGATCGCCGCTGCCACCGGCGCAGCTCAGCGCTTTCGCGCGCGGCGTCGGCGGTGATGATCAGCCGCTCCAGATCCTGTTGCGGCGGAGGCGGCGGAAAGGCGCGGCGCAGCACCGGCTCGACGAGTTCGGTGCGCACCCAGCGGCGATTGGCGAGCACGCGCTCGACCGGGCCGATCGCCAGCGCCAGCGCGCCGATGAGCATCACGATCAGGCCCCCGTCGATCATGGCGCCTTCTCCGACTTGGGCGGCGCCATCATCTCCAGCTTCACCTCGATGCGCGCGAGGCGGAGATCGAGCTGCTGGAGCATCTCGGTCCGCGTCTTGGCGTCGGTTCGTGCATCGGCTTCCAGCTGATCGATGCGTCGGGTGTGGTCCTTCAGCGTGGCGATGTAGCCGCCGCTCGCCAGCACGACGCCGGCGATGACGATGATCAGCGAGATCACCGGGACGAATGGCGCCCACCATGGCGGTGGGCTCGATGGCACGCTCACGTGCCTGCCGCCTCATCCGCGGCTACAACGGCCGCGGAGCTGCTGTTGATCATGGTGGTGCCCCTCAACCGTGCTGGACGTCGACCCATGGCCGACCGTCGCGGATCGCCCAGACCTTGCCGAGGCGACGTCGATATTGTTCGAACGTGATGTCCGTCTCAGCAACGGCAACAGCCCGGATGCCGCTGCCCTTGGCGACGGCAATGAGGTAGTCGCCGACCGCGAAGTCACCGATTGCGTTAACGGGCACCTGCCCGGCGAAAGCGATCCGGTCGACGCACTGGCGCGCCGCTTCCTGTTTCGCCTCCCAAACCGGCAATTCGGCCGCATACCGCTCCGATGCCTGATCATAGGCGACTTTCGCCACAGCGTAGGCAGCGCACGCCGTGCCGTACGCCGTAGCGGCGGCTTGACGATCGTCATCGGTAGCATCGCCGGGCAGCGACGGAGGCTCAGGCTCAGCCGGAGCTTCTCCGGGTTCGGCCGGCCGCGGTGGCAGATGCAGAGCCCAACTATCGCCGCCGACGTAAGCGGGATCGGTCGACTTGACGACGAAGCTGCTCGCCGCAGCCCAGCTTTTCGTCAGCTTGCCGTCGGCGTCGACGCCGCAGACATCGCCCTTGGCAATTTCGCCACAGCCATCCGCCTTGACCATGTACTCGGCATAGTCCGCGCCGCTGGCATTGATGGTGCCGCTGGTTGCTAGTGATCGACCGGTGCTCGACTTGCCGATCTTCATGGCAGCATTGGCGGTGTTCGCGCTCTCAACGCCGTTGAAGTCAACGACGTAAACAGCTGCGACCACCACCGCGCCGGGTTGCGTGAAGGAAATGATAGGCGAGGCGTTGGCCGTGCTGGTGCCTTGAATGGTATGTGCACTGCCGGATGTAGTGCCAACGAGCAAATTACCTGCCGCAGTAATGCGAACCCTTTCAGCGCCACCTGTTCCCAATAGAAGCGTCGCCGACATTTCGTTCATTAGGTAGAAGCTGTCATCGCCACCACCATAGCCCATAAAGGCTTTGCGCCCGGAACCGTCGTAGAAGGCGGCGAAGCCATTGCCGCTACCCCGAGCTGCATTCCCCTTGATAGCGAAAAGCTCACTGGTAGTGCCGTTTACACGAGCGCCGGTTGCGTCCGCGACTACGCGAGCGACGCCGCCCGTAACAAGCGCCAATTGGTTTTCACCCGGACGGCTGATGCCAGTGTCTTGATCCGCCAAAAACGAAATGCCGGGAGCTGCAAGGTTACCATCACCAAAGCGCCCAGATAGCGCGCCAGAGACCCAGCCACTTACCTGCGTCAGAAACTCCGTGAGCCGTGTCGCCGCGGTTTGCGCAAATCCCTGATTCGGCTGCACCGAATATACCTGCCCAGCAGCCGTGCCGCCCAGATACACCGAACCCAGCGTCAGCTGCGTAGTGCTGTCGACCGACAGCACCTCGTAGGCGCGCCCATCGGGCAGGTTGATGGCGTGTCCTGCTTGGACGTTGGCGACGAAGGAAGTGCCGGCGCCGGTGACCACGGCAGAGCCGTTCGTCACCGTCACCGAACCGGCGCGATACCAAGCCATTCTTGTGCTCCTGATGAGTAGCTGATTGCGGGCGGCGTCAGCCGAGCCCGGTGAGATCCACGATCATGCCGCGCGGGGCGCGGTAGGTCTGCGGCGCATCGGTGTCGTCCGCGGCGGCCAGCTGGATGTCGCGCGTGTAGCGGCGGACACTGACAGTCCCACCCTCGGAGAAGGCTCCCCACGTCTCGTAGCGGACATAGACACGGCCGCCTTGGGATGACGAGCCTTGGAACGTGCCGCTGCGCGCTAGGCCGCCGACCTGCATCAAAGCGCCCCAGGTGCGACCGGCCGGCACGGCGACGGAGAAGTCGCCTTCGGTCAGCCCCTGCCGCAGCATCATCGGCCGGCAACCCGTATCGAAGATGACCGCAGCGCCGGCGTCATCCCAGAACTCCAGCGCCGCGCCGCTGCTGCCGCGACTGGTGCCCGGATGGAGGCCGAAGAAGTATAGCGATCCCGCGCTACCGGCGAGCCCTACAAATTGGCAGCGCCAGACGCCGTCCGAGGGGTCACGGTAGACTGCGATCTCCGTCGGCAGCTTCGATCCTGTCACGGCGACCTGAACCGCTCCGGCGAACGCCTGAACGGTGCATATCTCGATCGCCGTGGAGTAGTCAGGCGCCTGACCGTCCTGCTGTCGCGCCGTCGTGACTGCGCGGGCGCCGATGTTCGCGCCGATGTCGCGCTTGCCGAGGTAGATGTACGGCGGCCGGACGCTGCTGAACTGCAAGAGGTCCGTGTCGTAGGTGTAGAACTCGCAGCCGTTCGGCATCAGAAGAACCCGTATTCGAGAATGACGGGGCGGGCCGGCGACTGGAACCGCACGTTCGACGGTGACCAGCTGACGGTGATCCCGTTGAGGGTCACGTTCGGCGAATAGTTGCTCGCCGTAGTGATCCCGCCGGCGGGGCGAACCATGTAGCCGAAGGTGTAATTGGGGTCGCCAAGCTCTGGAATGGCGACGCTACCGCTGTCGTTGGCGCCGATCAGGACTTCGCCGGCCTTCTTGAACGCGCGGTCGGTGACGCCGAAGGCGACCGAGCCGTCGTCGTTGTAGATCTCCAGCCCGACCGTCATCCCCACGATCCGAGACGGAAGGTCAGTTTGCCGTTGGCCTTCACACCCGAGATCAGCTTGTTGGTGATCTTCAGTCGCTCGCCCTCACCGTCGAGGCCGACCGCAATGTTCGTCGCACGGACGCTGCGCATCTCGATCACGCCGTCGTCCGCAACGGCGAACACCACTGTAGCACTGCTGCCGTTCGCCTTGGCGATCTTGAAGGTGTCGACGACGAAAGCGGCGTCCGTGCGTCCCGAACCATTGTTGAGGGCAAAGCCGGTGATTACGCCGTTGGCATTGAACTCGACGCCCCACTTCGAGCTCAGGCCGTCGATCGACTCGCCGTAGACCCTCAGGGTGTTCGTATTACCCGCTACGGTCGACGTGAGCGACGTCACCATCCCCGCTACCGAGGTGTTGATCCCAGATTGAGCGACTAGCACCTGATTGACTTGAGCGAGCGATCCATTCGTCGCTGCCTTGTATGTGGCGAGGTCGCTCGCGATGGCTTGGTCGCCTTCGATCTGAGCAGCTTGGACGCGACTTACGTTCGCATTCACTGCACCGATCTGCACTCCTAATTGCAGCGATAGCGACGCGATCGCGCTCGTGATGGTGTCCGTCTTTGCCGTCAACTCCGTCTTTGCCGTGGCGATGGCAGCAAGTGCAAACTGGCCGGCGTCAAACGCGGCCAACGTCGCGAGGATATCGTTCGCACCTCCAACATCGCCGTCTGGTATGAAGCGACGACTTGCGGTCAGCGTGGTCGCAAGAGAAGCTCCGTCGAACGCGTTCAAGGTCTGCTCGGCGAGCGTAAGCCGAACGCCCATCTTGTCGACCACCGTCTGGCTGACCTTCGTCTCGACGACCGCTTTTAGCGCATCGAGCGACTGGTTGATGGAGGTGACCGAGCCTTGAAGCCCGGTAACCACAGTGGCGTCGGCTTTTAGTTGGATCGCCCCCTGAAGGCCGAAGACATTGGCTTCTGCTGAGGTCAGTCGAACGAGGATCGAAGACAAGTCAATGTCGCTGCCGTCCAGCTTGGCCTGTAGGATCGCCTCGTTGACGTAGTTGACGGATGCTTTCAGTTCGATCGACGACAGTGCTGCGTTTAGCGTTACCGAGAGCTTGCTAAGCTGCTCCGCCCGGCTCTCGATTGCAAACAACTTGGCCACGCCGGACGCCGGATCGGCATACAGGCCGGCATCCCGGAAAACGTTCTGAACGATAGCTTGCCCGGTTGCGAGCTGCGCGACGGCCGCCGAGAGAGAGGCGAGATCCATTTCGAGCTGGCGACGCGCCGTGTCGTTCGCTGCACCAAGATCAATGAGGTTGATCTTGCCGAGGGGGCGGACGGTGTCGCCGATCGACACGACGAGGGTCCCATCCGGGCGAAGATCGACAGCACTATTCAGTACCTCGCCCGGATCTACTAAATCACCGACGTCCGTGAAGAAGTTCTCGCCGATAACGGCTCCGACCGTCGCGTTGTCCTCCGGCTTTCCTTCGCCGACGATCGCGGGCCATTCCGCAGTCCGGCCCGCCTCGTCGATGGCGACGATGATCGGGAGGAGCAGCGGGTTAAATTCGTTCGGCTCGGCCGCCTGCACGGCAGCACGCTCGTCCCGGTCCCAAGCGTAGATCGCCTGATGCTCCTCGACGAGCACCAGCGGCACGACGCCGGTGGGATCGATGACGCCTTCGCTGACCCGGAACAGCTTCCTGTCGAAGCCGAGCGCCGAGAACGTCAGCCGAACGATGTCGCCGTCCTTGACCGCCCACCCGCGGGCGTTGAACTCGGCCGAGAAGGCACCCTGGTACTGCGCGCGCTGAAGGCGCTGCTTGGCGAGGCGCTGCCCCTGGCTCGGCGATTGGACGAGCGCGAGATCCACGCTGTCGATGCGCTCGATCCCGTCGACGGACGCGATGCGTACCGCCGGGAAGTCGACGAGCTGATACAGCGATGCCGGATCGGTCAGCCGCCCGCGCACGACGTTGCGCCGGTCGTTAAGGTTGTTGCCGGCGGACCAGTTGAAGTCGCCGAGGACGTCGTCGTCAGTGAAGTCGACGACCGGGGTCGCCAGGTCGTTGTGCAGGACCTGCAACGCGAAGCGGCCGGTGCTGTCGCGCAGCTTGCCGTTCATGCACGCCTCGAACCCGGCGATGACCTGCGCGGGATCGTCCTCCTCCGAGAAGGTCCCATCGCACCGATAGCGGGGCTCCGTCGTGCCGTCGGCTCGCGTTACCGGCTCGTCGCAGAGGTTCGCCGCGGTGATGAAGCTCTCGACGTCGATCCGATCGATCGGCACGCCGCGCCCCACGGCGAGCTTCCACTCGCGCGTCACCGGGTTCTGGATGCGCCAGCCGATGAGATAGAACAGTAGTGCCAGGGCGGGATTGCGCCCGCTCTCGTAGCCGTTCGGCGCCCACGCCCACGTCGTCTGATCGGCGAGCCGAACGGCTCCGGCACCGCCGAGCGTGCTATCGAAACGGGGATCGGGAAGACGTGCGCCCTTGCCGACGACCGTGACGCGCGAGGTGATGGTCGACGAGAACGGGCTCTTGCCCTTCTTCCCGTTGCCGGTGACCTTGAACTGCAAATACAGGGTCGCGCAGCCAGCGAACGCGGCGTTGGGACCCCAGCGTCCGGACCAGCCGGCGTTGAACGTGCTGCCGGTGACCGCCTGAGCATGGATCGCGACGCCGAGATAACCAGCGAACTCGCCAGTGACCCCGCCGGCCGCGCTCCAGGCGAGCTTGTCGTCGAGCCAGATCTCGTCGATCGATTCGCACCAGTGCGACGCCACGACGAAGACTTGACTGCAATACTCCTGATCGCGGCCCCACCACTCCTGATAGCGCAGATCCGTGTTGAGCGCCGTCCGGCCGAACACCATCTTGCGCGGCGTGTCCGTGACGAGGCTCGCGTTGAGGCGGTCGGTGGTCGATCCCGACAGCTTCGGCCGCTTGATGAGGGCCTGCCCGACCGCCTGCAAGGCCGCACCGGCGAACAGCAGCGTGCTCGCGCTGATCCCGCCGATCGAGACGGCGCCGGCGAGCGCGGGCGCGGCGATGGCACCGATGCCGGTCGCGGCGAGCGCGACCGCGCCGACGATCACGCCGACGGTTGCGACGACCTTGCCCACTCAGACCCTCCAGGCCCGCGCCCATTCGGCGCGCGCGATCCGGATCAGGCCCTGCTCGCCGGCGAACATGGCCTCCCCACCGATGCAGACTCCCACCGAGCCCTGCGCAAGGACGAGATCACCGCGGCGCGCGAGCGCGGGCGGAACTTCGTCGAGATGGCGGTCGAACGTCGCCTCCAGCGTGCCCGCCCCGTACTTCCTGAGCGCGCGCGCCGATCCCGTCGCGGTCGAATATCGCCCCCTGAACGGCGTTCCATGGTCGACGCCGGTCTGCGCCAGGACGGCGTTCGCGCCATGAAGCGCGCAGTCGTGCTGGCCATAGACGTGCGGTGCATGCAGCACGCTTTCGAGGTAGCCGGCGAGCCGGGTCTCCCAGTCGGGCAGGCGGTTCATCCGGTTTTGGCTCCATTGGCGACGGCGAGCGTCAGCGCTGCTGACGAGTCGGTCGGATCGAAGTCCGACTGATCGAGGTACGTGCGATTCGACGCGGAGGTGAGCGAGGCGAGATAGCTCTCGATCTCGACCTTGGCGGTCTGTTGCTTGGCCGATCCGGAGATCCCGAAGCCGACCATCCGGCCGGTATAGTAGGGCACGACGGCGCCGACGCGGTCGCCGGCGGCATTGAGCGTGAGGAACCACAGGCGCGCGACACGGCCCTTCCAACGCGTCTCGTCGCCGAGGACGTTGAGGAGGTCGCTGTCCGGCCCAACGATGCCGGACAGCAGGGCCGTCACGGTGTCGGAGCCGCCGGTCGCGCGCTTCACGGCGCTCACCGAGCCCATCGTCGGGCTGATCGCGGAGAACAGCTGGCCGTCGAGATCCGGGTCGCCGGTGCCGGTCAGCCGCAGCGAGGTCTCCCAGGTCGTCGCGCGGACCGGATCGCCGTCGATGTCCAGCCACGCGAGGAACGGCGGCCGAACGACCTCCGCGCCGAGCATGGAGAGGGTGGCGGGATCGAACGTCAAAACGCCTCCTCCACCTCGATCGACTTCGCCTGGAAGACTTCGCCAAGATCCTCGGTCCAGCCGATCGCGCTGCTGACCAGCGACACGCGCACGGTCGGCCGGCGCACCTCCACGGCCGTGCCATCCAACGGCGAGAGCCGCAGCGATGGCTTGAAGGTGACGATCGCCTTGCCGGCCGCATTGAAGACGAACGGCGCCGAGATCGAGACCATCTGCTCGTTGACGGTCAGCTTGTGGCCACGCTTCAGGCCGATCCCCGGCACGCCGTTGCGCAGGTTGAGCGATCGACCGTACTGCCCGGCGCCGTCGACGACCGGCATGAGATTGTCGGGCGCTTGCGGCGTGGCAGCCGCTTCGAGCCGGAAGCTGTTGATCTGGCCTTCGAGGTCGATCAGGAACGCCTCCGCCTCCAGCCATTCGTCGGTGCCGCAGCGCACCGCCATCTCGGCGGTCGCGCTCCACATCGAGGGGCCGGGCTGGGTTACGACCTGCCGGCGCTTGGTCCAGTCGGACCGGTTGACCTGCGCCGGCCGGTCCAGCGTCCACACCCGGCGACGGATCGCGAGCTGGTCGGGGACGGTGATGAGTGCCATCGTGCCGTCCCCTTACAAACGCTGCCGGGCGACGCCGGCGATCGTGCTCTCGGTGTGCTTGGCGGACGCGCGGTAGGCTTCGCCCGCCCGCGCGGTGGCGATCTGGTTCACCTTGCCCCAGACGTCCTGGTCGACCATGGCGCCGCGCATATCGATGTACTGCGTGTTGCCTGCGCCGCGTGCCTTCCCGCCGTCGTTCGGCACCACGGTGCCGCTGATCCCCGGATAGAAGCGCTCAGGGCCATTCTCGCCGACGTTGTACCACTTGCCCGCGGAGATCCCCCCGCCGTTCTTGCGCGCACCGCCGAACGACGAGGCGAAGAAGTTGCCGATCGAGGCGAACACGCCGCCCCCGCCACCAGCGCCGAACAGGCTGTTAGCGAGAGGCTTGATGATCGCCTGTTGGATGGCGATGTCGAGCAGCGAGCCCACGATCCGGCGCCCCATGTTGGTGAAGGCGTCCCCGAGGCTCTTGGCGCCGAGGATGGCGTCCGAGAGTTCGGTATTGAGATCGTGCAGGGCACCGACGCCGGCATCCTCGACGCTCTCCTTCAAGGCGTCGCCGGACATGTTCATCTGCCGCATGAAGGTCTGCGCCGACGTCTCATTGCCCCGCATGGTCGCGGCGCGACGTTGATCGTAGACGCCCTTCAGCGCGTCCTTGCGCGCCGCGGCGTTGCTCCATTCGGCCGACCCGGTCGCCTTCGTAGCGAGGATGAGATCGAGATCCGCCTCTTCCTGCTGCTGCTGGAGATCGAGCAGACGCAGCTCGCCGTCCCGGCGCACCGCCACACTGTCAGCCGCGTCGATCGCCACGCGAACCTGCTCCTGCGCGGCATCGTTCCTCGCCTTGGCGAGATCGTAACCCTCCTGCGCGAGCGCGACCGTGAGCGTCTGTTGGACGACGTCACGACGACGCTCCAGCACCTGGTCCTTGGCGGCGAGCAGGCTGGCGCGCTGCGCGTCGGTCAGATCCTTGTCGACACGGTTCTGGCGGATGTACGAGGCGCGTTCCTCTTCGAGAGCGGCGACGTCCGCGGCGAACCGGGTCCGCGCGTTGTCGGTGAGGTCGGCCTCCGCCTGGAGCCGCTCGACGCGCGAGCGGCCGAGCTCGTCCTGAAAGGCTGCCTCGTTTCGTGCCGCATCGTCGGCGGTGTCGCGGGTCTTCTTCGTACGCGGCTTCTTCGGGTCGTCGAAGCCCATGTCGATCTTGGTCGGCTTGCCCGCCGCCTCCGCGCCGTTGATCGCGTCGTCGATCGTCCGGAAGTTCGCCTCCGCCTTGGCGGCGTTCTGCGCACGCTGCGCGACCTCCGCCTTGGCGTCCTGCACACGGCCGGTGCGGGGCAGGATCAAGGTCGGATCGAAGCCGGCGGTCGCGAGCAGCGTCAGCGCCGCCCCTCCGACCGACTTGTCCTGCTTTGGCGCCTGCGCCTGCGCCCGCGCCAGCTCGGCACGTGCCGCGGCGAGGTTCGCGCGGGCATTGGCGATGGCGGCGGCAGCGGCGACGCGGTCCGCCTTCGCCTTGCCGAGGATCTCATCCCGCGCCTTGCCGGTGGCGGTCGCCAGCCGGGTCGCGGTATCGGTCGCGGCCGAATTGGCGTCGTCGAGCTTCGTAGCGGCGTCCTTGGCCGCCTGCGACGCCTCGGCCGTCTTGAACATCAGCGGGGCGAGCAGCGTCAGCAGGCTCACCGCCAGTCCGATCGGGCCGGCCAGTGCGAGCAGCCGGGTGCCGAGCGCCTGCAACATGGCCGATGCTCCGGCCTGCAACGCGAGCTGCGCGAGAAGGCGGATTACGACGCCGACCGGGTTGATCAGCGCGGCGAAGCCGAGTGCGATCGGACCCAGACGCAGCAGCAGCAGCGGCAGCGCCACCTTGGCGAGCGTCAGCATCACAAGAATCATCGGGCCGGTCGCAGCCGCCACCGCGCCGACGGCGACGCCGAGCTTCAGGAACCAGGGCGGCGCGCCCGCGACGGCGTTGATCATCGTCGCGGCGGTGTTCTTGATCAGCGTGATCGCCTGAAGGATGCCGGCGTCGCCGATTGCGATCTTCGCCTTCTCCCATGCGCCCGCCAGCCGCTGCGTCGCCGCGGCCTCGCCATCGAGCAGGACCGCCATCTTCTGCCCGGCAGTCACCTTCTCGATGCTGGCCTGCACCTCGTTGATGCCGGCCGCGCCTTCCTTCATCAGCGCGATGCCGGTGCGCATGGCGTCCGTCCCGAAGGCCGTCGTCATCGCGTCCTGCAACGACCGATCGCTGAGCTTGCCGAACTTCTGGCGCAGCACCTCGGCTATCTCCGCGAGCGGCTTCGCCTGCCCCGCGGCGGTGAAGAAGGCGTTGCCGTTCTCCTTCGTGATCACGCCGAGCTTGGTGAGGACGCGCTCCGCCTCCTTGGATTGCGGATTGAGGGTCGTCAGGAACGTCTTGAACGAGGTGCCCGCGTCCGATCCCGACTGAAAGTACGAGGCGGTGGCGGCGAGCGCCGTGTTCATGTCGTCGAAGCTGTAGCCGAGGCCGCCGGCGACACCGCCGACCTGACCGATGGCGAGACGATAGTCGTCCATCCCCATCTTCGACACGTCGAGCGCGCCGGTGACCTTGTCGACGATCTCCGGCAGATCGGCGGCCGTCTTGCCGAACTGCTGGATGATGTCGGTCGTCGCGTCCGCCGCGACGTTGAGATCCGTCTGACCGACGACGGCGAGGGTGAGGGCGCTTTTGAGGCCGCCGGCGAGGATCTCGGCCGCGCTCATCCCGTTCTTCGCGAGCGCTTCGATCGCACCCGCCGCCTCGGTGGCGCTGCGGCCGACCGCCGGACCCATCGACAGCGCCGCATCACGCAGCTTGTCGAGCTGCTCGGGCGAGGCGTTGATCAGCGCGGCATGCACGCCGTTCATCGCCGCCTGGAAGTCCGACGCGGCGTCCTTCGACACCTTGGCCATGCCGCCGAGACCGAGCGTCAGCCCGGCCGTGAGAGCGAGGCCGGTGGTACGGACCTTCTGCCCCGCCTGCGCGACCGAATCGGCGATCTTGACCGCCGCCTCGTTGACCCGCTTGGCCGTGCGTTCGACTGCGCCGGCCATGCCGTCGGTCGACTTGTCGAAGTCCTGCTGCGTCTTCTTAGCCTCGGCGCGCGCAGCCGACATGCCCGCCTTGTAGGCTTCGTCTTTCACACCCATCGAGACGACGAGCGATGCCAGCAGTGCCTGCAACGTTGATCTCCGAAGGCGTCAGGCGGCCCCCGGACGGGGACGGCCGGGGAAGTCGACAAGCTCGATCTTGATCGGCGCCCCCGCCGAGGCGCGAGACGCATAAGCGGCGAGCATCTCCGCCGGCGACTGCCGGTCGGGCTGCTTCTTCGCCGACGCGGTCAGCGCCGACAGGTAGTGCTTGAACCCGCGCAGCCGCTCCTCGCGGGCGAAGAACTCGCCCTTCCACGCTCCGAAGAGCGTCTGTTCGTATGCGTCTGCGCGGGCCTTCAGCCGCCCGCGGAGGGCCGCGCCGTACGTTGCCGGGCACTGGTGCCAGAACGTGCCGGCGTCGAACCCCGCGCGCGCCCACTGGTGGACGAGGGCTTCCCAGTCCGTCCGCTCGCGCGGGTTCGGGGCTTTCCCGGGGCGGCGTCGTCGCCATCCCCCTTGCCCTGCGCCGCGCGGATGGCCTTGCCGATGATGTCGCCGAACGCCTCGTGACCGAGATCGTCGGCGATGTCGCTGACGTCCTCCAGCGTGACGTCCGCATGATGACGGCGCAGGCCGAACCATGCGAGGTCGCGCAGCACGGACAGGCGCACCGTCTTCATCGCCGTCTGCATCTTTTCGACCGCGGCGATGCTCAGGCCATCCAGCTTGCCCGTCGACATGGCGGTGCCGATCGCGAACGCGGTCTCCGGATCGATGTCCGGGATCGCGTCCGCGACGACGCCGAAGAAGCCCTTGCCGTAGTGCTCCTCGACGGCGCACTGCGCGGCGTTGCCTAGGAACAGCGTCCAGCGCTGCCCCGCGGCATCGAACGTCTGCTCGCCGATCATCCGGCGATGTCCGGCTGCGCAGCCGCTGACGCCTCATCCGAGCCGCCGGTGAACTGGACGTTGATCGTCTGCGTCATGCGATCGTTGATCGGGATCGCCCGGCCGCGCGACTTGACGATCAGGAAGCCGCTGATCTTCCACCACTTGTCGTCGGGTGCCGGGAGATAGGTCTCGTACGCGTGCGGCTTGCCCGACGCATGGGCCTCGCGAAGAACCACATCGGTCGGGCTGCCGGGAATGTAGTTGATCTCCAGCGTGTCCTCGCCGGGCTCGATCAGGCCGGCGCCGTATTCCTTGCGCCGGCCCGGCGACTTAAGATGGGTCTTCTCGAAGGTCTCGGTCGTCTCCTCGGCGAACGGGACCTTGATGACCTCGTCGATCTCGGTCTTCGCCCCGCCGGGAGGGGTGAGGAAGAAGCCGGTGCCGTAGCCCGACTGTGCCTCGCTGTTGCCGTCTGCGTCCATGGGATGCTCCTTGCGCTAACCGTTGTGAAGGAAAATGAAGTCGATGATCTCGCGGTAGAGTTCGCCGCGTGGCTGGCCGTCGGTCGCCGTGCCATCGCCGTCGAAGCCGGGCCGGACGAGCGGGACCGAAGCACGATCGAACCGGACGCCGGCGACCTCGTCGGCGGGCGTCAGGACGGCGATGGCAATGTCGCGCAGCGCGATGGCATCCGCGAACGTCGCGCCCCAGCAGTCCACCTGGACGCGCGTCGGGCGGACGCCTTGGAAACCCTTGTAGTGCTGCGGCCGGGAGTCGCTGATGATCTGCAACGTGTAGGCCGGCAACGTCTGGCCGGGACGCCGCATCCAGTCGACGCGGGTCGCCACCTTGGCCGCAGCGGCGGGATCGTCGAGGAGGCGCTTGGCGACTGCGATCTCGAAGCTCATCGGGCCGACCTCTTCACGCTTTCGAGCAGATCCTGCACCACGACGTCCGCCGCGGTGTCGGACTTGGTGTCGACGGCGGGGCGGGCGAACGGGTGCGCAGCGGCGTGCGGCGTCCCTTCTTCGACCAGACGGCCGTACCAGCCGTCGGGCAGCGAGGGGCCGAAGTAGACGGTGTCGCTGTTGCTCGGCAGACCCTCCGCCTCCGCGGTGACGACGATGCTGCCGGCCAGCTCGCCGCTACGGGAATGGATCAGGCGGCGTTCCTCGTCGGCGATGATCGTCGCCCCCTTGGTCAGGGCGCGCCGCTTCTCCGCTGGCGTGGGGCCGCGCTCCAGCTGCGCGAACTTGCGGTCCAGTTCGCGGAACCCGCTCGACTTGAACGATCCCGCCGCCATCAGCCCGCCTTGACCGCGCGGCAGGTGAGTTCGAGGCCATCGCGGCGGCCGATCTCGCGCGGGGCGGCGATGATCTCGAACAGCTGCCCGTCGTCCTTCGCAGGATAGCGGACGCGATCGGCCGGGCCGACGTCGGCGACCGTCCGCGACCACCGGATGATGAAGGCGACCGGGATCTCGGCCTCTCGCGTGGCGAGGTCGAAACGCTCCTGCCCGCGGGCGGGCTTGTACTGCGCCCAGACCGTGGCGAGCGGGAAAGGCTTGCCGGGGACGTTCTGCAGGCCGTCGTGCGACGGCTTTCCATCGCGCTCGATCCGGATGCGCCGGTCGAGCGATCCTGTGTCGAGGCCCATCAGCCGTACACCCGGAAGGGCTGGAGCAGCATGGAAGAAGCCATTGGCATTTTGATTTCGCCAACGTTGCCGATCGCGACGTTGCCGCGGTTCCGGTATAGGTCGTCGACGAACATCAGAAGGGCGACACGCAATGGTGCGGGCACCTGCTCGTAACCTGCCCGATAGCGGATGCGCACCGATCGGCTTGCACCCCTATATGAGCGGGTGCCAGGCCACGACTTGCCCCACGCAGTGCCGATCTCGCCGTCGCGCACCTCATAGGTCGCCGGATCAAGATCGCGCCACGTGCCGGTCACGTCCTCGTACCGGATGCTGACCAAGTCGATCAGCGGCGGATAGGGAAGCCGGATCGGATCATGGACGAAGCCGTCGAGACCGGCTTCCAGTGTCTGGACGCCGATCGCGCGGCCGAGCCAACCATCGGGGCCATCGATATGCCCGGTTGCCGCGGCGATATAGGCTTCGATCAGCGCGTCATCGTCATCCGCATCCACCTTCAGCTGTTGCTTCGCTTCATCGAGCGTAATGATCGGCTGTGGCGGCTCGATGACGATGACGCGCGGGTTCACGGATCAGGCGCTCTTGTTCGCCGGCTTCGGCGCAGCCTTATTCGATGGCGCCGGCGCGTTCTTGTTCTTGGGCGGCGTGACGGCCTTCGGGGCGGCGGGCTCATTCGTCATCGGGGCGCTCTCCTGCTGCCTGATCGCTTCGGCGATTTCCTCGCCAGTGCTCCGCGAGGCGTAGCCAGCGGGCGGATAGTTCTTGGCCGGATATCCAGCGGCGACGTATTCGCCGACGGTCGGACCGTCGGTCTTCAGCTCGCCGCTCTCGTCGTCGTCGTCCGACAGGATTTCGACGAGCCCGTTGGCCTTCAGCTGGCTGCCACGCGCGCGGGTGACCGTATGTTCGGAGCCTTCCCGGACATCCTTGTCGGGTCCGACGCCCTCTTCACCGCTGTAGGCGCGGATGACCTTGATCTTCATGATGCTGCTCCTGGTTGGACCGAAGGGAGGGCGGCGGCCAGGCTGTTGCGCTGTCGAAAGATAACCGCCGCCCGCCGTTCGGGCGGGATCGCTCCCGCCCTCCCGGATCAGGCAACGTTGCCGAAATCGCCGTAGATGATCGCCTCGGGACGATAGACGGCAAGGCCGGTGCGCTGCTCGCCACGGATCGTGACCATATTCTTGACGAAGTTGTCGCGATCCTCCGTCGAGATCTCGACGTTGGCGTCCTCGCGATCGAACAGCTGAGCGGCGAGCTTGAATGCCCCCGTCAGGAACTTGTCGACCGTCATCGCCGGGGTTTCGACCACCGGAAGACGCCACAGGCGGGGCGGCGCGCCGTCGGCCGCGTCGCCGATGATGTAGCGGCCCATCTCGTCCTTGCTGGTCTCGATGCGCGCCCAGTCGATCGGGTTGAGAACATGCCCGGTCGCCGGATATTCGGCGAGCACCGCTTGCAGCATGGCATAGCGCAGCTGGTCGATCATGGTCGTGGCGACGAGACCGCCCTGGGGAGCATAGGCCGTTGCCTGCGGGATCAGACCCAGCAGGTTCGATCCCGTTCCATCGCCCTTGAGCAGCTGAAGCTCCTCGGCATAGGCGAGGCCGTATCGCAGCCGGCCATCGATGTAGCTCGCGAGCATCGGCGCATCGGCGAGGATCTGCTTCGATGCCTGCACCCAATGGGCGATCGTCGCGACTGGCACCGTCTTGAGGTCGAACTTCATGCTCGACTCGGGCTTCAGCAAACCCTCGGCGACCGCCGCGGCGCTGTTCACGAATCCGGTCTCCTGGACGTACTGGATCGCGTTGGAGTTGGTGCGGCCGGGCGTGATGAGATCCCGAACCGTCATGCGGCGATCGGGCGCCGCGACGATGCCCGCCTGCCGATCGGGAACGATCAGGTCGCCGGCCGCGCCTGCCGTGTCGGTGGTGACGCTGGTGATCGCCTTGACCTCGACGCTGACCCCGCCCTTCGACGGCGGCCGCTGCATGAAGCCCTTCACGCCCTCGTCCTCGACGAAGCGCTGACCCATGGACTTCCGCTCGGTGTCCTCGCCACCGCCACGCCGGGCGAGCTTCTGCTCGATCTCGGTCATCGTTGCCGAAAGCTCGTTGAACTTGACCAGCGCCTCGTCCGCGGCCTCCTTGGCCTTCTGGCTCAGGGCCTCGCCCTTTTCGAGCCGGCCCTTCGCGTCCTCGGCGAATTCCTTCACCTTGTCGGTGGCGGACTTGAGGTCGCGCGACAGCTGCTTGATGTCGGGCTCGTTGCCACCGCCGTCCTTGCGGCCATATTCGGGCTGGCAGAACGCCGGGGTGACCATGGCGCCCATGGCGAGGGCCGCCGCGGACGATGCGGCGAGGATGTTCGGATGCTTCATGATGCGTTCCTTCAGAACTTGGGCAGGCTGAAGCCTGCGATGGCGTCGGAAATGGACTTGAGATCGCCGGCGCCCGCGGACTCGCTCCGGAGCAGATGGTCTAGGCCGTGGCTGGCGATCGCCGCGGCCTGCGACTTCGAGAATGGAAAAGCCTCGCGCAGTGCCTTCTCGAACTCGGATTTCGTCGGGAGCTGACCGCGCTCCAGCTTGAACTTGACCGCCTCGACCCGTGCATCGTCGTTGGCGGGGAACGTGACGAGGCTGACCTCGACGAGGTCGAGCTTCTTCAGCGTGCGGATACCCGTCTTCTCATCGTAGCTGGCTTCGCGGACCCAGTAGCCGATCGACAGACCGGAGACGGCACCGGCCTTCAGCAGGGCATGGGCCTCCTGCGCCTGGCGCACTCCGGGGCTCTTGGGCGTGCCGTCGCCGATGATCAGCTGCCCCTTCACCCTGAGGCCGCGGGTGTCCTCTTCGAGCAGATCGTAGACACCGATCGGTTCGGACGAGCGATGCTGCCACAGGACCGGGACGGTGCGCCCTTTCGCCTTCAGATCGGCGAGGCTGTCGGCAAATGCGCCGGGCGCCACGATCTCGCCGTAGCTGTCAGTGACGCCGAAAACGGAACCGTAGCCGGAGAAGCTGCCGTCGTCGGCAACGTCGCTGGCCTTGATCGACAGGCTGAAGTCGCGAACCTTCAGCTGCCCGTGCTTGTGGTGGATCAGCATTACGCGTCTTCCTTCTGTTTCAGCGACGGCATTCCCTCCGGGAACAGCCAGTCCATGATCGAGCGACGCGCCGCTTCGCCGCTCGCGCTGGTCAGCTCGCCGAGCTGCTTCGCCGGGATCATGTTCGACTGGATCGTCAGATCGTCTCCGCCATCCAGCGGCGGCAGGTTCTCGAGGCGGCGAACCTCGTTGCGCGTCATGATCCCGTTCTGGACCATCTGCGAATAGAAGGAGGCGCGAGCCGCACTGTCCGCGCGAAGCAGACCTTCGAAGTTGAATTCGACGGTGATCGTCAGGCGCTCTGCCGGGGTCAGCAGCTGCTTGATGATGGCCTGCTCGATCCGCTTGAGGCGCTCGCGCAGCGTAAAGATCAGGAAGCCGATCGTCTGCTGTTCGAGACCGCTGCCCCAGCTCGTCGTGTTGGTCGTGTGGCCGACCATGTGCGGCGGCACGCCGAACCAACGGCAACCGTCCTCGACCGAGAACTGGCGGCTCTGGATGACCTCGGCGTCGGCCGACGACATCTGGATCGACTTCCATTCGAGCCCGGCTTCGAGCACGAGCGGCCGACCGCTGTTGTCTCCCGCCATCGGCTCGACGACGTACTTGTAAACGTCCTCGCGCTGCTCCTTGCTCAGCGTGCGCTGATCCTTGGTCGTCAGGACGCCGGAGGGGCGCAGCCCGTTCTTGTAGATCTGCGCTGCGGCCTCGTCGGTCGCGAGAGCGAGGCCGAAGGACTGGCGGCCGAAGGACAGCGTCGACAGGCCGCCCATCGGCGAACCACCGAAGCCGCGGATGTGGAACATCTCGTCCTGACCGATGTCGATCGCCTTGCCAGCATCGACATAGCGATACCGTATCGAGCCGTCGTCCGCCCGCCGGACTTTCACCAGCTCCGGGCGGACCGGCGTCAGGGCAACGATGCGGTTGCCGGCGCCACGCTCGATCCGGGCATAGGCGTTGCCCCACAGTTCGAGGCTGACACACATGAACTGCCAGAAGTCCAACGCGGTCTGATCGGCGTTCGGGCTGTATTGCAGCAGCTGGTAGAGCGGATGCGCCTTGAACCGGCTGCGGGTCTCGTTCGGACCGTCCTTATAGACGATCAGCGGCAGAGAGGAGATGGTGCCGGCGACGAGGCGAGTGCACGCCCAGACCGTCGAGAGGGTCAACGCGTTGGCGGCGTTGACCGTCTTGCCGGACGTGCTGGTCTCGGTCAGCACGCCGGACCAGCTGCGCGGATCGAGCAACGACAGCAGCATCTTCATGCCGCGCCGCATCTTGCGACCGATCTCCATCAGGCGCGCCCTCGGAGGGCGGCGAGATATTCGTCCATACCGCCTCCTTTTGCTTCCGGGTTGAGACTCATGAGCATCACAGCCGAAAACATGGCCGCAACGGGGTCGATCTTCGCGCTTGGCGACTGCTTCGTGATGGCGACGCCACTCGCCCCGCGCGGCTCCTGCTTCACGTTGCCGATGCACCACGACATCATCTTCGTGCCGCCATGCCGCACCGTGCGCGCCGCGCACTTCTTCGCGAGACCCTTGATCGCACTGCTGAGCCGCCAGCCCTGAGGAATGCTCTTCAGCATCTCATCCTCGAACCCCCGCAGGGCCAATTCGTCCACGATCGTCGCGACACCCGCGGGGTCCAGACCCACTGCCTCCCTGTCAGGGAAAAGGCCGGCATCCCGGACTTGAACCAGAACGTCGACGACCCCCCGAACGTCCTCGGTAAGATCCTCGGCGAGATCCTCGCCGACATCATCAGCGACTGCGCTGAGATCATCCTCCTCAGGCATGTTGCACCGGATCAGCGTGCCTTCGCCGACCAGCTCGTCGAGCTTCGTCGCGATGTCCTTGCGGCGATCCCATACGACGGACCAGGCCCAGCCCTGAGCCCATATCAGCCACCGCTTGCTGCCCTTCTCCCGACCGATGAGGCACAGGCCGAGAAGGTCATCCAGTCCGCCGCCATCGACACCTGCGACGATCACCTCGCTTCGGGCCAGCAGATCGTCCAGCGTCAGGGCGGGGATCGCGCAACGGTCCCAGAAGTCGGCGCCAACCCAGCGATCGTTCGAGAGCCGGGTGCCGATCTCGATGTTGAGGTGCTTCGACAAGAAGATCTGGAGCTCGCCGGTGTCGGCACGCTCGGCTTCGATCAGTTTCTCAGCGAGCCACTCGGCGTCTACCGAACGGCCGATGTTCGGGTTGGTGACATAGAAGTTTGCCGGATCGCGATATGCCCGGCTTTCAATCATCGCCGGCGGGAACTCGTAGAGCATTCCCAGCTTGCGGGGATCGACGATCGTCCCGTCACGGATGCCGCGGAAAAGATCGAGCTGCTTCTTGAACACGCCGCGGGGCGCGCCGTCCGAATGGGTCGACAGATAGACGACGAACCCTTCCGGCCGGCTCACCATGCCGCCGGTCGCCTCCATCAGCATCGCCGCGGCCTTCGGGTTCTTCCCGAACAGCCAAAGCTCCTCGACGAGGATGAACCCCGCCTTCTTGCCACCGACGATCTCGCTGTCGGCCGCGACGACCTTCAGCTCGGCTTCGTTCTCCAGATGCTTGATCGTGCGCAGATGCTCGATCGGCTTCAGAAGCGCTCGCAGTTCAGGGTCGGCGTTGACCATCCCCATCGCGGGGGTGAAGACGTTGTTCGCGATCTCCTTCGTCGGCGCCAGTACGAGCAGCTCGTTGTAGTGCCGCCAATTCAGGATCAGCGCCGTGATCATGATCCCCGCCGCGATCGTCGACTTCGAGTTCTTCTTGCTGATGAGCAGGAAGAACTCGTTGATCAGCTGCCGCGTCTGGGTCGCATCGTAGGCGCCGAAAATCGCCGCCACGAAGTCGAAGACGAAGTCGTCACATGCCTCGCCGAACGTCGGCTGTCCGGGCACGTCGACGATCCGCAGGTCCTTGAAGATCTCCAGCGCCGCTTCCGCCTCGTCCGGGAAGAGGGGCGGTGGCACCAGGCTGCGCCCCTCGACGATCCGCTCTTCCCAATCGGGACAGGCGGTCGACCATTCGAGCGGACGCATCGGCTCAGTTCAACAGCGTCGGGCCGGCGCGGGGCCTGAACTTCTTGACCGCCTCCTTCGCAGCCTCGCGGGCCGCTTCCTTCTTCCCGATGGGAGCAGGCTTCTTGATGCGCCCGCGGTCGATGACCTTCTCCGACAGTTGCTGGATGGCCGCACGTTCCAGTCGTCGGCCGAGCTCCTTTTCGGCAGCAACGCTGCCGGCCTTGGCACCGTCATTGAGCCGGGCGAGCTGGACCATTTCGAACCGGAGCGCGGCGGCCTCGCGCTGCGCCACTTCGGAAGAATAATGCTTGCGCAGCGTCGGGACCGAGACCCCGATTGCAGTCGCCGCCTCCTTGACGCTCAGGCGACGAGCGAACGCCAACAGGACCTTGTTCGAGTTTTCGAGGGTCCAGACGTGCTCAGGTCGCCCACGGCCTTCCTTGCGCGGCTGGATCGGGTCGCCGAACAGATCGACCCCCGAAAAATCCGCGTCGGCCAAAATAAAATCTCCAGATGAGAGGACTAGCGGTCTGGAGGCCTGCTCCCCTCCCGACTTTTCACCCCCCCCACCATTACCAATCCTGCCGCCGCTCCTCCGCCTGCTTAAGGCTGTCGTGGCACGGCTTGCACAGGCACCACAGGTTCCGGTCATCCCAGAACAACGCCTCGTCGCCGCGGTGCGGCTTGCGGTGGTCCGCGACCAGCTGCGACGTGTCGGCCTCGACCCGGCCGCAACCCGGCCACTGGCAGGTGAACAGATCGCGCAGGAGGATCGACATACGCAGCTTCTGCCAGCGCGACGTCTTGTACCACTTGCGCCATGCACGTTGGTCGCGCTGCCGATCGAACGACTGTCGATCGACGGGCACGCTCGCGAGGCGAGGGCGCAGGCCACCGAGGCGTGGCCGCAGGCTGGTCAGCTTGGCCACGTCGAACGCCTGTAAACGGCGACGGGCGACGTGACCGAAGCCGCGCCGCCCGTCGAGGAGAGGATGCCACCGTGTTGCGTCCGAAGGCCCAACCCAGTGTGTCAATAAATAGGCCGATTTTGTCGTCTAGGCGAACAGGGAAAATGATCGTGGCTGCTAGTTTATGGGATTGACAGGTTCCGGCCAGCATTTCCGCCGTTCTGCGCAACGCAGATGGCGTTGATCGCGCGACCGTAGCGCATGCGCAGTCCGTCAGCCCCGCGCTTCAGTCCCATGCGAGCCAGCATGTCGAGCCACGACACCTCGCGCCGGCCACGCGCCAGCTGCCCGATCGCAAGGCCGACGAGCTTGCGGTCTTCGGGTGAGATCGCGTCGAGCCAGCCGAACGCCTCCTCCATCTCCGCCACCTCGATCCGCGTCTGCGATGCGGGCCGCAGCACGACGTCGGAGCTGCTGCCCTCACCGCCGCGGGCGTCATAGTCGCCACGATGCTCCTCTCGGCTGATCTCGGGCCACGCCGACCGGATACGCTGCCAGCCGCGTTCGCGGTCGGGGTAGCGCCAGCAGGTCAGCAGCGCCTCGACGAGACGGTCCTCAACGTCGCAGAAGGTGAGGGCGCCCGTTGGAAGGACGGGCCCTTCCACTGGAGGCTGCTCGCTGATCGTCCGTCCTTCCATATCTCGGTTCCTCTTTGTCGCTGAAAGTGGCGGTTTTCCGCCGTTTTTGATGTTGGTGATCTGATCAACAGATCAGAATGGAAGGACTGGAAGGATAATTCAGGGTCTTTTCGTGTGCGCGCATGCGCGCACACACGCGCATGACGGGGGGACCGTGCAAACCCCTTCCACCCCTTCCAAAGCCGCGGAAAACCGTCACTTTCGTCCTTCCAATCGTACTTCCACGCGGAAGGATGAGTCCTTCCAAAATCGTCATCACAGCGGCACATCATCCGGATAGGGTCCGGGATCGCCATGATCACGACGGGAGCGATTGCTGACGTCGGTGTCGGCATAGTCGTCGGGCGACTTGGTCATCTCGATGTCCAGCCACTGGATACCGTTGGACGACTTCTTCTCGAAGCCACGGTCCTCCATCGCCTTCGAGAAGCCCTGCGTCTGCCATTCGGCCGAGCCGGTAGCCTTGGACCATGCCGTGAACAGTTGGAAGAGGGTAGACGACTTCGATCGCGCACCGCTCATCGGCCGCGTGCACTCGTCGAGGAACCGGCCGAGCTGATCGCTCTGCTCCCGGTACTTGGCCGTCGCCGCGATCACGCTCTCCGGCTCGACCAGACCGTGTGCCCGCCAGTCGAGCAGCCCCTCCAGCAGCCGGTTCAGGATGCCCGATGCCTCCTTCTTCAGCTTCTCGGGCAGCGCTTTGTCGACGTCCTCCTTCGCGATCTGGACCTCCCAGGGCACCAGCATCACGCGTCGCCAGATTCCGTCGTCGTGACCGGTGATCTTGGGCTTGTGGTTGCCCGAGATCGTCACCTTGAAGGAGGGCAGGAACGAGAAGAACCCCTTGTTGAGGTGGCGCGCGTCGATCAGCTCGCCGCCCGTGATCAGCTTGATCAGCGCCTCGGCGAGCTTCGCGCCCTTCTCTGGTTCGGACGTCCGCAGGAACCGGATGCCGGGGAGGCGAGCGAGATCCGGCGTCGCCTCGCCACCCTTGCGGCCGCGGCCCTGATCGAGGAACGTCTCGATCGCGACCGATCCGCCATAGTCGCCGGCGATGTAGCTCCACGCGTCGACTAGCGTCGACTTGCCGTTGCGGCCCTTGCCGTGGAAGAACGCCAGTTTCTGTTCGGTGATGTCGCCGGTCAGGCTCAAGCCGCCCCACTGGTGCAGGAACCGCCGCATCTTCTCGTCGGGCTGCACCACGGCGAGGAACGCGTCGTAATCAGGCGACACGGCCTTCGGATCGAACACGACGTTGGCGATCTTGCTGATCAGATCCTCCGGACGATGCTTGTCGAGGCGCAGGCCCCAGCGGTCGCCCATGGTGATCGGCTTCAACGTACCCTCGACCATCACCCATCGCTTGCCCTCTTGGGTCAGACGCATGGTGCCGTTGAGGAGATTCATGGCCATCCGGTCGGCGTCCATCGCATCCGCACGGATCGCGACGTCGGCGAAGGATTTGACCAAGTTGGCGATGCAGCCGAGCCGCTGCGATCCCTCGCTCGACTTCGCATGATCGCGTAGGGTGTCGCTGTAGTAGATCGGCACCTTGTTGTCGCCGCTGCCCTTCCAGCGGACGATGAAGTTCAACGTCTCGGCACGCTGCTCGTCCGTCGCGTCCTCCGGAAGCTCCTCCTTCAGGCCGCTGGCCTCGACGAGGTCGGCCTCGTGACGGATCGAACGCACCGTGTCGAACACGGCGAGGCTGACCTTGCCGGGGATCTTGTCCTTTTCCTCGGACAGTAGCTCCCAGCGGCGATCGTCCCAGACGAACCATCCCAGCTCGTTGCAGAACCGGAAGCGCCAAGCATGCCGCGCCCTGAAGCGTTCGGCGTTGCCGAGATCCGTGGTGGAGAACAACGCGCATTGGCGATCCAGCACTTCGTTTTTGGCCGGCGCAATGCGCCCCCCAGACCCCCTAGCGATGGGCGCTGGGCTCGGGGTTCCAGACTGGAAGGACGTTTCCTCTCCCTCCCGGTCGGGTGCGGGTGGAAGACGCTCGATGTCGTCGGCATAGGCGTCGATCGGAGGGAGGCCGGGGCCAGGAGCCGAAGAGGATGATGCGCGGCCGCTGTCGCGACCGCGCGCGGTTTGCGCGCCTACGGCGCTGAGGTCGCGAGGCTTGGCGATGCCGTTGGAGAGGCCGTTCTCGATCGCGCCGGCATGCGACTGATAGGCGCCCGGATCGAAGCCACGGACGACGTCGAGCAGCGTGTTGCGGACCAGCGCCTCGGACAGCGCGCCGGCGCCGACGAATTGGCCGAGATTGAAGGCGGCGTGATAGGCGCCCTGATTGCGCCCACCGTGCCGGCCGCCGCCCTTCGGCGTGCCGGCGAGTTCGCGCACCTCGGCATCGAGCGCGTGCAGCGCATACCTACGGTGCGATTCGTCGAGGTCGACCTGGAACAGCTGATCATGGGCCGCCAGCGGGGGTGCGGGGGCGTGATCCGTTGCGACGCGTGCCTTCGGCCGGCGCATGATCTCGGCGAGCGCTTCGGGCAGCGCCGCGATCGGCGTGTCCGCCTGACCGCGCAGCCAACGGTATTCGCCGCGCGAGTTATTGCCGTCGCCTTCGCAGAAGGAGGGCGGCACGATCGTGTAGCCGCCGAGCCCGCGCACATCGATGTGGTCCGGCAGGCTACCGCTGTTCCCGATCGGCTTTCCCTCGGGCATCAGGAAGTAGATATGCACGCCGCCCGACGGGGTCCGCACTGCGAGACTGACCGGCAGCTGACCGCCGATCAGCTCCTCCAGCGCCAGGCGGTGCCGCTCCAGCGTCCATTCCTCGTAGACCGCCTCTGCGATGACCTCGCCGGTGTCCGGATCGATCATCTCCGGGGTGATCAGATCACGGCGCGGGTCGAGGTCGATCACGACCATCCCGGCGCGGCCGACGGCGACGCCGATCATGGCTTCGGGCCACTTGCGCCACCAGGCGCGGATCTGCTCCTCGTCGTCGGTTGCCTTGCTGACGCCACCCGAGCCCTTGATCGGCTTGCCGTCGGCGTCCTTGTCGCGGGCAAGCAGCGGGCGCTTGTTCTGCCGCGAGCACGGGAACACCGGCCAGCCACGGCGCGCGAATTGGAGCGCCGCCTCCAGCTGAGACGGCAACGAAGTGGATACGCTCACGGATCATGCCCCCGGCAGGATTGGTGGCAGACGACCGTCGCCGGTCTGCCGTCGGCGCGATGCGCCGGTTAGAAGGGGACGTCGTCGTCCAGATCGTCGACCGGCGCGCCGCCACCGCCGGCGCCACCACGCGGACCGCCGCGGCCGTCCGCATAGCTGGAATAGTCATTGCGACCGGGATCGGCCTCGCGACGATCGAGCAGCACGAGCGTCGAGTTGAACGTGCCCAGGACGACCTCGGTCGAGTAGCGATCGTTACCGGCATTGTCCTGCCACTTGCGGGTGCGCAGCTGGCCCTCGATGTAGACCTTGGCGCCCTTCTTCAGATACTGCTCCGCGACCTTTACCAAGCCGTCGTTCATCACGACGACGTTGTGCCACTCGGTGCGCTCCTTCTGCTCGCCCGAAGTGCGGTCCTTCCAGCGTTCGGAGGTCGCGATGCTCATGTTCACGATCTTGCCGCCGTTCTGAAAACTGCGGCTCTCCGGGTCCTTGCCGAGGTTGCCCACGAGGATCACCTTGTTAACGCTGCTCATGCCATCATCCCCATCGCGCGCAGGTAGACCTCAAGGATCGCCTGTCGTTCCTGCTGTTCCTCGGGCTTCTTCGCCCGCAATTTCATGATGTCCTGAAGCGCGCGCGGGTCGTATCCGCGCCCCTTCGCTTCCGCCCAGACATCCTTGATGTCGTCGGAGATGCCCTTGCGCTCTTCGACCAGGCGCTCGGCACGCTCGATGAGCAATCGAACCTCATCCGCCGCCACGGCGCCGCCTTCGAACCCGTTGTGGCGCGGATTTTCTCCGCCTTCGCCCTCGGGCCGCGGCGGTACGTAGACCACGCTACCACCCTCGCGCCGCTCGCCGATCCACCCGGCGCTGACGAGCGCCTTGGTCATGGACTTCAGCGACGGCGACGCCGCACGAATATGACCCGGCAGCCGCTCCGCGACCTGTTCGAGCGTGATCTCGTCACACCCGACGAGCATCGCGCCGACTGCCGCCGCCACCTGGGTGTCGAGCTTCTGTTTCACGCCGCAAGCGCCTCGCGCAGCTTCGTCAGCCTCGCCTCGGCGGCCGTCGCGCGCGCTTCCGCCGCGTCGGCGCGTGCGGTGGCTTCGGCCAGCGCCGCGGACTGGTCGGGACGATCGGCGAACCGGGCGCGTAGCAGCTCGATCAGCGTGTCGAAGTCGACGACGGGAGCCGCGACGGGCGCCTCGGGCACCGGTGCCGGGGCGGGCTGGAGCCCCCGCTCGATCAGCTCGGCAGCTGCCGCGCCCAACGAGAGCACGTTCCGCTGCGCGTGCTGCTCGACCGCCTTGATCGCGGTCTGCGCCGTTGCCGGCAGTTGTATCGACTTCGGATTCACGATGTCCTCCAGGACTGGGGCGGGTACAGGCGCCGGAAGCTTGCCGGTCGGGTTGGTGGGGCGTCGTCGACCATCACGGCAGAAGGCGCAGCGGCCACCGACGAGGCGTGGACTGTCCTCGAAGCACTGCTCACACTCGCCGGCGACGCCCTCGGCGATCGGCAGGCGCGCGCGCTGGAGGCTCAGGGCGAGGTGCTCGTCCTGAAGCTCCGCTGCCATGTCGACGACGTCGGCCATGATCAGGCCGCAGCGCGCGCGATCGCGATGCGTTCGCTCAGGGCGTCGGCATTCGGATGGTCGCGGACTAGACGGTTGATGTCGATCAGCGCGTCGGCATGGTTGCCGCGCACGATGTTGACGACCAGATCATGCAGAACGGTCTCGTCGAGGTCCGGCGAGGTGCCGCCGCATTCGTTGCACTCGTAGTCGATAGCCATTGCTTGCTCCTCAGACGCGGTAGGGCATGAGGACGCCGACGAGGTCGTCGTCCTTGTCGGAAGTGACGCGGATCGGCGACGCCGGGTCGTTCAGCGAAAGCGTCAGAAGCGATCCTTCCGCGAAGACGCCAGCGACCTCCCGAGCGTACTGACTGTTCAAGCCGAAACGGATGCCGGACCCGGAGTAGGATGCCTCCAAAGGCTCGGTTGCGCTGGTCCCGGTCGCATCTCGGGCGCTCACCTCATAGGCGTCGTCGCCGGTGGTGAAGTCCAGTGCGACCGCGCGCACCTTGAACTTGTCGCCCTCCGCGTTGACGATCGCCGAAACCGAGGAGACGGGTCCGGTAAAATCCTCGCGCTTCATCTTGATGACATGCGCGCCGACGTCGGGGATCACCCGATCGTAATTGGGGTAGGTGCCGTCGACGAGGTTGCTGATGATCGTCGCGTTGCCCAGCTGGAAGCGGATGGCCTTGTCGTTGACCTCGATGTCGACGTCGCCGCTGGCGGAGCCCAGCAGTTGGATCATTTGTGTCACGGCCTTGGTCGGCACGATGACGTCCGCAAGAGCCTTCGCGGCATCCGGCAGCGCCATGTCGGCCCGCATCAACCGGTGTCCGTCCGTCGCCGCTGCCCGCAGCTCGCCTTCGACGGCATGAAGGAAGATGCCGTTAAGGTAATATCGCGTCTCGTCACGTGACTGGGCCACCCGGCAGGTTCCAAAAAGACGCAGCAAGGCATCACCGGCCAACCGAAAGCTGGCTGCGTTCTTCAGAGCTTCTCTTTTGGGGAATGCGTCGGCGCCCAAGGTCGAGATCGTGCGGACGCCACGACCCTGCTTTACCGTCACCGCCGCCCGCCCTGGCACCTCGGCTATCGTCAGCTTGCCCGCCTTGAAGCTCTTGACCGCGGTCAGGATCTTGTCACTTGGCAGGGTGGTCTTGATCTCGCCCACGACAGGCGTCGTCGCGTTCGCTTCGATGTCGATATCTGTGCCAGTAACCGTCAGCAGACCTTCCTGCGCCACGAACAGGATGTTGCTCAAGATCTCCATCGTGTTGCGCGCCTCAATGACGCCGTTGACCTGCTGAAGCGCGCCGAGCAGCGCGTCGCGTTCGATTTCTACGGTCATGCTGCCAGTCCTGTGATCGCGCCGGTGGAGAGGATGAGGACCCTGCGATTGGTGGGCCCGCGCGCGCCCTCGATGCGGATCAGGTGAGCCGCGACCATCGCGTCCAGCGTCGGCTGGACCATGGCGGTCGCGATGCCGGCACGTTCGGCCAGCTGTTTGTCGGTGGGGCAGGGGCGGCCCTTGGCGGCGAAGCGCTCCAGTACCGGGAGCAGCACGTCGATCGACGCCGCCTCGTCCTCCGCAATAGGCGCACGGCTCAGCGCGAGGCGAGGTCGCGCGGGCTTGGCCAGCGCATCCGCGACCGCGGTCCGCACCGCGATGTAGTTCATGCGGGTCGGATCAAGCGACGAGCGCGCCTGGAACAGCATCACCAGCTTCCGTCCCGCCAGATCGCGCATGCGCGCGGCACCTGCCGAGGCTTTGGGGAGGCCGGACCGGCTGGCGTAGATGAAGCGGTCGCCCGGATTGGCGACGGCCATCCAGGCGTTGATCCGATCGACGCCGGCGACGAGGCCGCTGACCTCGTCGAACATCGAACCCGAGGAGACGGAGGCTCGGGGGAACACCCCCGCCTCCTCGGCACACACGCGCCCGTCGGCATCGTGCATGGTCAGGGACGCGGGCTTAGCCATGAGGCACCGCGGAGAGTTTCGGCGAGACGGGCCGGGTCATGGGGCTACGGGGGCCCGCCTCGCCGACACGCGCGAGGCCGGGGAGAGAACCCCCGCGCGTGATCTTGTTGAACATCAGGCGACGACCCGATCCGCGTCGAACCAGCCGCCGGCGGGAGGCGAGCGCCAGTCGGCGCGGCTGATGCCGTCGCGCGTCGCACGGGCGATGTCGCGGACCAGCTCCTCGCCGGGGATCAGCGATCCGTCGACGAGGCATTGGAGCTGGATCGCCGACAGCTGCATGCAATGCGCAGCGAACAGGAGCTTGCCCTTGTACGCCGACTGGATGCGACGGGCGAGCAGGCGCGCGCCCTCGTTCTTCGGCAGGGCCGGAAGATGCAGTTTCTTCATGCTGAGGCTCCATCGTTGGTGAAGCGGGCGACCGCCCGCATCTGGACGACCACGCGCAGCAGCTGGTCGAGCTCGCCTTCGAGGCGCTCGCCGTCCTTGCCGCACCACTTGCCATCCGCGAGACCGGCGCAGACCGCGCCGATCGCGTCGTTGAACTCGCTCGACAGCTGGGACGAGAGAGCGAGCAGATCCGAGCCGGTGGTCGGCGCCTCCGGCTCGGGTACGAACGTGCCGCCCATGGCGCGACACAGCGCCTGTGTTACGTGCGGCCACCCGGTGCGCTCGCGGGCGAGCGGCTCCAGATCGGCCACGACGTCGATCGGCACGAAGCAGTTAGGATGATTGGGAGAACCGTATTCCGACAGCATGGATCTACGGACACGCGTGAAGCCTTCTCCGGCTTCCTGACCGCCGACGCCCTTGATCATCTCTACGGTCGCGCGCTTCAACAGCGCCCTCTCCGGCGTCATGCCGCCACCTGGGCGGAAAAGTCGTCGTCGATTCCGGCTGACGCGGGGTCAACATCGGAGCAAACGTCACTCCCATGGAACGCCTCGAACCCCGCCTCCTCGTCCTTGCCGCGCATGAACGCGACGATGCGGTTGGCCGTGTCGAGGCTGGGCGACCGCCCCTTGCGCAGGCTTTCCAGAAGCTGCGGCTCGCCGGTGGCCTCGCGACCGAAGCGGGTAGGCGCCATGTCTTGGTGCCGTTCGAGGAACCGCTCGATCGCGGCGACCATGTCAGAGGTTGTCGGAACGTCCATGCGCACGCTTGTAGATCAGCGATCGCTTACGTTGCAAGCAGATTTGTAAGCAATGGCTTCAATCGACGGAACGCCGCATGTTAGCTATTGCTGACAGGGTCATGTCAGACCCTCTTTCGCTATACGATCGCCTCATGGCGGTTAAGCCCGCCGGCATGTCCAACACCAGTTGGATGATGAAGGCCGGGCTCAGCCGGATGGCGCTCACCGACATCAAGCGGCGCGGCAGCGCCAATCACGAGACGATCGAGAAGCTGCTCGCGGCGATCGGCGCGACCTTCGCCGAGTTCGAGGCGGGCGAACGCAAGACGGATCGAGAACCGGGGACGACGCAGGAGCGCGGCCCTTACCTTGCGTTTCGCGGCTCTGATCGGCCGCGAGACGTGCCGATCGTCGGCACGGCGCTCTGCGCGGATCTCAAGTTCGAGGATGACGGAAGCACGGTCGATATTGAGGCCATGGAAATGCACTTCGACGACGTGATCGATCACGCCCGCCGACCTCTCACCTTGGACAATCGCCGGGACGTTTACGCCCTGTATTTCAGAGGCGTCTCGATGGCCCCCAGGTACGAGCCAGGCGAGCTGGGCTATGTCGATCCTCGCCGTCCACCGGTGTCGGGAGACTATGTCGTCGCGCAGCTGCGGGGACCGGATGGCGTCGACGGCGAGCGGATCATGACCGTGATCGCAAAGCGCTTGGTCCGGCAAACGGCTCATTACTACGAGTTCGAGCAGTTCAATCCGGCGCTGCTGTTCAAGGTGGAGCGCATCCGTGTAGCGCATCTTCACCGGATCATTCCGTGGGACGAGCTGGTCACATTCTGATCGCGTGTGCGGGCGGCTCTCGCTAGGCTGGGCGCTGTAGCCGGGAGGGTAGGGATGCAGGCGAAGGGTTCGACCGGGTCTATCACGATCGATGGCGATCTGGTCAGCATAGGCCGAGCGTCTTTGCCCGGCTTGGCTGAGGCGGTCAGGACGGTCGCCATCGGCGATCTGGTCGGTTTGGATCTGCGGCAGGCGACCGCCGTGGAGCCCGGCTATATCCGTCTCATCTATCCTGGTGCGAGCGCTGGCGTCGCGGGCAAGCTGCGCCTCTATGATCCGGACACGGTCATGTTCAACATCGAGCATCAGGAAGTCATGCTCGACGTACACGACGCGTTGATGAGCAGGATCTCCGGAAAGCCTTTCGTGACGACGCGACGGTCCGCGCCGGTGCGTTCGAGCGCGGCGACGGTCGTGTCGTTGATCGGCGCGATCGTCGGGCTGGCACTTCTGGCGTGGTGGGTATTCAGCTGATTTGTAAGCGGACGCTTATAGGTAGTTGACTGTAAGCAATCGCTTACGGTAAGCGGGCTTCATCAGGGCACCCCGCCCGATGGGAGCACGCCGTGCAACTTGCCAACCTTCCCCGCGAGGCCGACGCGACCGGCGCCCTCGTCACTGACTTCCACATCGACACGGACCCGCCGGTCACCCGGCGGCTCATTCCGCACACGCTCAGCCGTCACGCTGCCGCGCGGCCGTTCAACCGCCAGCCGCTGGTGCTCGCCGGGCGTGACGCCACCGCGGCCCGCCTGAAGGCCGTCGTCGGCCGGGCACGGGGCAAGTCGACGACGCATCCGCTGCGTCGGTCGCCGGTGCCGCAGCCCGCCATGCCTCGCCTCGCCGCCCTGTGCGACGCCGCGGAGGATCGCGCGCGCGGCGTGCTTGACCGGATGATCGTCCTCGCCATCGGCGGCCTCGCCGTCTGGGTCGGCGGCCCGGTGCTGCTGACCATGGTCGCGGGGACGCTCTGATGGCGAGCCGCACCCCGCCAGAGCGCAAGATCCGCAGCCCCTACAGCGGCAATCTGTTCAACTGCCCCCCAGGTTGCGGCTGCCCCGACTGCGCCAGCCGTCCCCCGCGTCCGCTGATCAGGGCGATCGTCGCGCTGCTCGCCCTGACCGTGCTGCTCGGCGGGACCGCTCTCGCCGTCCGCGCCGTCTGGGCGCTGATCAAGGGGCAGTGGTGATGCGTCGCCACCTCATCCCCCGCTTCGAGTGGGGCGGCTGGCGCGGTGACGGCCTGACCGTCATTCCGCGCGTGCTGCGCTCGCACCCCGAATGCCGCCATGACGAGATCAAGGGCGGCATCTTCACCATTCAATGGCTCGGTCTGATGATCGAGATCGGCATCGGAAAGGTTTCCTGATGATCGTAATCCACGGCCCCCAGCGCAGCGGCAAGACGCTGCACCGCGAGCTGTTCGCCAAGCATTATGGGTGCAACCGCATTGTTGATGACGTGATGTGCAACGATCGGCGCATTGCTGAGCAGGAGGGAGACCTCCTGCTCAGCAATGAAGACCCGGACAAGCTCGCCCGCCGCTTCCCCGGTGCGACGATCGTCAGCATCGACAATGCTCGTGCCAACGTCGGGCTGGATGCGGTCCCGGTTGGCGGGTTTCAGGTGGTGGCGCAGCAGAGGACTTGCCCACGCGTGGATGCCTTGGCCGCCAAACTCGCGGCGGGGGACGGCCTGTGCTGGGCCGAGGTTTGCGTCATGGAAACGGACATCGGCCAGCACTGCGAAAGCTCCACTTGCATCGCCGCCTTTCACGAGGATCACGATCCGCAGCATGCGCGCGCGTGGTATCGCTCAATCGCACGCACGTCCTTCGACTTCTTGGTCAACACGCCGGAGACGGCCGACTTCATGGCCGGTGTCCCCCTGGAAGCGACGCATCAGCGTGATCGATGGAGCTCGGACCACGACGCCGGCAAGACGCCGTTCGATTGGTTCTGGCTGATCGGCTATCTCGCGCAGAAGGCTGCGGCGGCCGCAGTCGCCGGCGACGTCGATAAGGCTCGACACCACACTATCAGCACCGCCGCAGCGCTGGCGAATTGGCATGCGGCGCTCTCCGATGCCGATACGACCATGCGGCCGGGCATCGAGCCGCCTGATCTACTCGAAAGCACGAACTCGCAGGAGGTCCGATAATGGCCACCGCAATCAAAAACGCCGCAGCACCGGCGTCGAAGCCCCGCGGCGCCAAGACAGCGCCTGCCACAGCCAAGGCGCTGGCGCCGACGTCGATCACCACGATCCCGTATGGTCGGCTGCGCCGCGCGCCGCAGAACGTCCGCAAGACCGACATAGCAGCCGACGTCGAGAGCCTCGCGGACGACATCGCAGCGCATGGTCTGCTGCAATCGTTGATCGGCTACGCCGGCAGCACGACGATCGACGCCAAGGCCGTCTACGTCGTGGGTGGTGGGCGACGCCTCCAGGCGCTTCAGCTGCTGCGCGAGCGCGGCACGATCAAGGACAACTGGCCGGTGCCAGTCCTCATCCGTCCGGAGGACGAGGCGGTCGAGCTGTCGCTGTCGGAGAACCTCGCGCGCCGCGACATGAACCCGGCGGACGAGTTCGTCGCATTCGCCGCGCTCATGGCGCCGGGCAACCGATCGCCCGCTGATCTCGCGAAGCAATTTGGTTTCACTGAGCGCTACGTGAAGCAGCGGCTGCGACTGGCGGGGCTGGCGGAGGAGATCCTCGACGCCCTCCGGCTGGGACAGATCAGCCTGGAGGTGGCGACTGAATACGCCAAAACTGCCGATCAGGCTCTACAGTCGCGCGTTTTCAAGCGCGAGTGCCGACCGAACAACTATCAACGGCACAGCCTGTGGAACATTCGCGCCGCCTACAGCGCCGAGCAGATGACAGAGGCGTGCAGCGTCTTCCGGTTCATCGACCGCGACACCTACGAACGCGAGGGCGGCGGGTACGAGGAGGATCTGTTCACCGCAGCGGCAGACGGCGCCCCACGCAAGCTGGCGAACGGTCAGCTTGCGCGGGGCATCGCTAACCGCTGCCTGCAATTGCAGGCTGTCCGCGTCCAGATGCAGGCGCAGGGGAAATATCCCAGCGTGTCGGGTTCCGTCATTCCTGCCGATCTGACGGTCGACGGTAAGGCCGAGGCCCCCACAGGCTACGCTCTCATTGCCGGCGGCTGGAATGGCGATCTTGGTATGCACGTGGCCATCGACGACTGCTGGAAGCGGGCCATGGACCGCGATGTCTCCATCCAGATCGTGGTCGGGGTCGGGCAGGAGGAGCCGATCGGCGAAGATGACGACGGCAGCGCGCTCGAATACGTGGCGCAATGGGATCGCACGCGGTTTTTCGTTCCGCGAGAGCACCGCAAGACGGTCCTTCCTGAAAAGCGCGAGACTTCCTATGGCGGTCCCCAGCTGACCCCCGAGCAGGAGGAAGAGCAGGCGGTCGCGCATCTCGGCCGGGTCTGGGCGGCTCGCCTCGCAGTGCCGAAGTTCAGCGATTTACCCGGCATGGAAGGCCGCGCCTTCTACGCCAACGATTGGCTAGGAGAGAAGACGAAGCCGGGAGACCCCCATTCGGGTCCGCGCACACCGTGCTTCGAGATCCAGATGTTTGTCACCGAAGAGGAGATCGCTTCGAACCTTCCCGCCGGCATAGAACATGCCCGCGAGGTAATCGCCGACCGGAAGCGTCGGAAGGAGGAACGTGAAGCGGCGGCCACCGCGGCAAAGGTCGCCGAGGAAACCCGCTGGCAGGAACTCTGTGCCGCCGATCCTGCGCCCGAGGTGCTGCTTACCACGGGCGGTGATCTTTGGACGAAGACGCCGTTAGGCTGGACCATCGAAGGCCAGGAAGAGGACGTCGGCTACGCCGAGGAGTTTGCTGATTTGCTCGAGGCGCTGAACCCCGCCGACGTCGGCGGCTGGTGGGCGACGCAGGCGGACTATCAAGCCGATCATCCGGACGCTGCCGGTGATGCGGAGGGCGGCCAGTGACCAGCTCGCAGACCCAGATCGAGGCTCGCTGCGTCGCCATCGCAGACACCGTCGTCCCCAACTACCGGAACGGCAAGCGGGCCTCCAGCTGTACCAGTCAGGCCGCCCGCATGTGGCAGGCCGCATATGATGGCGCGGCCAATGTGCTGTCCGGCTCGCATGGCGTCCCCACTCCCGCTGTGCTGTCCGATGCGCGGGTGCAGTGTCAGGCCTTTTGGGACGCGGCACAGGAATGTCTACGCGTCGGCGAAGAGACAGAGTTCGCAGCCGATGTAACCCAGGAGCACCGCAACGGGTACAAGGCCGCCTGCAACATGATGTCGGCAATTCTACAGAAAACCTCTCACCGGGTGTTTCACGGATTGCCCTGGAATGACACCCCGCCCGCGAGCGATGCCGCGGTTCCGGCGGGGTTGTTGCGGGAGGCGCTGCAACGTGCGCGCGAAACGCTTGAGGTCTATGCCGACCCGACAGGTTATACCGACAACGAAGGCGAGCAACTGACGGCCGAGGATGAATTGCACCCCGGCCTGCTTGCGCAGCACACGCTTGAGCAGATCGCCGCCATGCTCGCCGCAGCCCCCAAGGTCGCGAGCGACACCGGGGCGGGGGTCGATACCTTGGCGAAGCATGTCGCCGAGGTGATGGCCGAGGATGGCGGATGCTGGACTGCGTGTTCGGGCTGTCAGGAGAGTGACGAAGGCTACGTCTCCGAAAAATACTATCCGTACAGCCCTATCTTCCGATGCCAGCCGGGCGGCGGATGCAGCGAGTGCGGCGGCATCGGCGTAATCTGGAATGACGGCGCGTTTCTCGCAAGCTGGGGTGACAGCCTAGCCACCCCCACCGATGCGACGGACGGGGCGACGGGCGGCGGGGAGGTGACATGAAACGACCACCCGCGACCCATGAGTTCGCCGGCATAGCCGCTATCGCCGAGCAGCTTCGCGACGCGCGTGCTGCCGGCGATCAGCGCTTGGTCGCCGAGGACAAGATGACCGCAACCGACGCGACCGACCGCTTGCGGATCGCATCGGCACTTGCGGCCGACTGGCGGCGAGTGGTGAATCGCGCGCCGCGGCCGGAGCGCACCGCGACCGACGCCGAGATCCTCGCCATGTTGAAGCAGGCACTACCGGCGGCCATCAGCCGCCGCGATCGGGCGCATCAGGCCCTCGTGAACAACGCGCCGCAGTACCGCCGATACAAGACGGCTGAGCTTTGGGCGCTGTCCGATCGGATCGGCGCCTTCAGCGAGGGCGTGCAGGACGACATCGTCGAGTACGTCCGCCCGTTGCTCAACGCCGAGAGCGTGGCGGCCGGCCTCGCGGCGATGCTCTGGTGGCATCAACGCACCGGGACCGACTGCATCCATTGGCTGACTGACGCGACGATTGAGTTGCGCGCCGCACGGCTGGCGGAAGGCGAGGGGAGGCTGGCTGCGTGAACCTTGCCCGGCTGGAACAACTGCCGGACTGGCCGGCTCGCATGACCGCGGAGATCGCGGCAGCGTACATGGGCGTGTCGAAGACGTCGTTCCTGACCCGGTTTGGCGGGTTCGGGGTGAAGGAGGGCTACAACACCCTGTGGGCGAAGGTCCAGCTCGACGCGATGATTGCCAAGCAGTTCTCGATCAAGCAGCCTCGCGCGGGCGCGCAGGATCGGGACACGTCATGGGACGACTTTCGTTGAAGAATGTAACCGAGCGGAAGGGTCTGCTCTACTTCCGGCGCAAGATCGCCGGCAAGGATACCTACCTGCGACTGCCGGATCTCGACGATCCCGACTTCCACGCGGAGTACCGACGGCTGTCGCAGCAGACGGCGCCGAAGGAGGGCCCTGCGCCCGGCAGCATGGCCGCCCTAGTCGCTGCCTATCGCGGCAACCCGGAGTTCGCGGCGTTGGAGATGAGCACGCGCATCAACCAGATGCGCTACCTCGACCTGATCGTGACGGAGATCGGCGAGCGCGGCGTAAAGGGCCTGCGCCCTGCGCACATCTACACGATGCGCGACCGGATGGCCGAGACGCCGGGCAAGGCGAACGCGTGGCTTAGCGTCATGCGGGCGCTCCTCGCCTACGGCACGCGCATTGACATGCGCGCCGACAATCCGGCGTCGGGGATCAAGCGGCTTGAGCTGGGCGAGCACGAACCATGGCCGGCGGATCTGCTGCGCGTCGCGCTGGAGGAGGCGACGCCGATGACGCGCGCCGCGATCGTCACCGGGCTATGCTCCGGGCAGCGGGTCAGCGACTGCATCAGGATGCAGTACGGCTGGATTGACGGCGGCATCATGGAGTTCGCGCAGAAGAAGACGGGCAAGGACGTCGCCATCCCGATGCACCCGTTCTGGCTGGAGGAGCTGAAGAAGCTGCCGCGGCGGTCGACGACGCTCCTGTACGAGCGCAGCGGCGCGCCATTCAAGACGACGGGTGCCATCCAGGCGCGGCTTCGCGACCTGATGGCCATGTCCGCGGTGCGGGAGGTTCACGCCGATCTCGTCGCGCGCGAGGTCATCACCGCCGACGCGACCTTCTCGTTCCACGGACTGCGCAAGAACTCGTGCTGCTACTTGCTGGAGCTTGGCCTGAGCGACACCGAAGTCGGCTCGATCCTCGGCATGTCGAGCGAGATGGTGAGGCACTACGGGAAGCGGGCGCGGGCATTGATGATCGCGCGTGGCGCGGCCGAACGCGTGACCGGCGGCAAGATTGTGCCTCTGGCTAGGAAGGTTGTCTCCTGATCGTTTAGATCTGGAGACCCTCCGCTTCGTCGATCATCCATGAAAGGTGTCGAAGGTTCAACTCGGCTGCTTGCGTAGGGAGCAGATCATCAAGGATCTCACCTTTATGCAGGCGGGGCGGCGGATAGACGTTCGACTTCCCTGTGACGGGACGCAGCACCATCATAGGAATGCGCGCACGTATCCGCACTAAGCTGCTGCCGTCCTTGCTGCGCACGGTGAGCCGCACCTGGCTGCCGTGTTCGGTATCGACGAGCTCGTACGTCGACCCGCCGTCGTTCTCGCCAAACTCGACGGTAGGCGGTTGATACTCAACAGGGGCGGATAGCCCATGTTCGTCATCGTTGCGGGATTCGTACATGTACTGGAGTAGCGGGTCAGACTTCCGCTCCACTCTGCGATCCTCAAACCACGCCTTCGACGCGGCGCTCGCCTTTGCACCCTGTTCGAGGGTCGTATGGACGGCCTTCGCCGCAACTAGATAAGTGTACCAAGTGTCGATGAACTCGTCGCGAACGTCACAGCGCAGCAGCTCATCAAGGGCCTTCTGCGCAACTCGAAGCCGAGAACGAGCCTTGGTCACCGCCCTTCGATCCAT